ATTAGAATATAGCTGTCTTATCCAAACTTATTATATGGAGCAGTTAAATAAAGTAATAGAAGCATGTGAGTACGCCTCGGATTCATATTGGGGTAATCCTGAAAGATTTCAATTTAGAGCTTTTATTGATAGTTTTGCTACTGCTACTGAATTAACAGTTAATGAAGATAGATTAGTAAAAGGTACTTTTAATATAAGATTAAGAGGATATATTATTCCTGATACAATTCAAAATGAATTAAATTCAATGAAAAAATATAATTCTAAAGCAAAAATTACAATTACATCAGAAGCTGTTAGTAATATTAATGAACCCTTTATTAATTACAATCCTCCTCAAGAAGGTAGAACTAGAATATAATTTTAAATAAACATATCCATATTTATAATAAACAAAAAACACTATATGTCAGTTACAAATTTAACACCAGAAGAATTAAAAGTCCTTCAAGAATACCAAAACGAAAATAATGAAATAGTTGCCGGATTAGGTACAATTGAATTAACAATCGATAATTTAAATTCTCAAAAAATAGAGTTATTAGAAAAGTTTAAAAAACTCCAAACACAACAAACCCAAACTGCTAAAGAATTACAAGCTAAATATGGGGATGGTAACATAAACCTGGAAACAGGAGAAATTAGTGCGTTGGAATAGATTTTTGAGATATTTTCTAATATTTATAACAAAATAATATTAAAAAATAATATAAACAACAATGGCAGAAACATTATTATCTCCAGGTGTATTAGCAAGAGAAAACGATTCATCATTTATTGGTGCTAGACCCGTAACCTATGGTGCGGCTATTATTGGACCTGCAGTAATGGGTCCTGTTAATATCCCAACAGCAGTATCTACATTTTCTCAATACGAAGCTATTTTTGGTGGCACAGTAGAAAGTGGATCCCAATTTTACACTTATTTAAATTCAATTGCAGCAAGAAATTATTTTGCTCAAGGGGGTGAATCTTTATTAATAACTAGAGTTGTTACAGGTTCATTCACAGAAGCAACTAGCTCAATCGGAAGTAAACGTACCTCAGGTGCTATACTAGGTGGATTGAATGCTCTTTCATCTTCAATTGTTTCCTCTCCAAACATTACAGGTAGTACAGGTGGTACTTCAACTAACTTAGTTACAACAACAAGTGGTGGTGGAACTGGAGCAATAGCAACCGTATCTGTAGCTCCACAAGCTAACACTGCTACCGTGTCAAATATTACAGCTGTAACATTTACTTCACCAGGTTCAGGATATGCAGTAGGTGATACTATTACAATAGCATCCGCTTCATTAGGTGCTACAGAAGCAGGAGGAACTAATTTAAATTTCCTAGTAGAAGCTAGTGATTTAGCTTACACTTCATCTTTCACATTAAAAACAATTTCTGAAGGTGTAATTATGAACAACTCTCAAATAGTTGATGGTGCAAATGGAACTTTAACAAGTGGTTCAAATTACAACATTAGATGGGAAGTAGCTTCAGTTAACACATCTTCAGGCCAATTTTCATTATTAATTAGAAGAGGTAACGATACAAATAATCAAAAAGCAGTATTAGAAACTTATAATAACTTATCATTAGATCCAACAGCTGCTAATTATATTGGTAACGCAATTGGTGATACTTACTTTACAGTAGAACAAGATGGTGTTGATACCTATGTTAAAACAAATGGTAACTATCCAAACAGAAGTGCTTACGTTTACGTAGAATCTGTTAATTTACCAACCCCATCATATTTTGATAATGATGGTGTAGCTAAACCACAATTCACAGCTTCATTACCTCAAGTATCATCAGGTTCATTTGGTGGTGCTACAGGAACAAATTATGTAAATAATGATGCTAAATTTAACGAAAATATAACATCAACAAATACACAAGGTATTTCAGCTGCAAGTTATACTCAAGCAATTAGCTTACTTTCAAACTCTGATGATTATCAATTCAACGTAATTGCCGCTCCAGGTTTAATTAGTACTTTACATGCTTCCGCAGTTAACTCAATAGTTAGCTTAGCACAAGGAAGAACCGATTGTATCGCTGTAATTGATTTGGTACCGTATAATTCAACGATAAATACAGTAACAAACGCGGTATCAGCATATGATAGTTCATACGCAGCTACTTACTGGCCTTGGTTGCAAACATTAGATGCAGCAACAGGACAAACAGTTTGGGCACCAGCTTCAACTTATATCCCAGGAGTATATGCATTTACAGATGCTTCATCAGACCCATGGTTCGCACCTGCAGGTTTAATTAGAGGAGCTCTAGGAAGTGTAATTAGAGCTGAAAGAAAATTAACAGCTGGAAATAGAGATACATTATACGAAGCAAATGTTAACCCAATTGCAACATTCCCAGGAACTGGTACTGTAGTATTTGGACAAAAAACATTACAGAAAAAAGCTTCTGCTTTAGATAGAGTAAATGTAAGAAGATTATTAATCGCTCTTAAAGGATATATCAGTCAAGTATCTGATAACTTGGTATTTGAACAAAATACAATTGCTACAAGAAATAATTTCTTAAGCCAAGTTAACCCATACTTAGAATCAGTACAACAAAGACAAGGTTTGTATGCTTTCAAAGTAGTAATGGATGATACAAACAATACACCTGATGTAATTGATAGAAATGAATTAGTAGGTCAGATTTATTTACAACCAACTAAAACAGCAGAATTTATAATCCTAGACTTTAATGTACTTCCAACAGGAGCTACATTCCCAGGATAAAAAATTAAAATAACTAATATTTATAATAAAATAAATAATATATAACAAAATGGCAGTATTAGACCCAAACGAAATATTTTTTACAGCATTCGAACCAAAACAAAAGAATAGATTTATTCTTTATGTAGATGGGATTCCTTCATACCAAATTAAAGGTATGGGAGCTGTAACATTAACACAAGGTACAGTAGCTTTAAATCACATTAATGTTCAACGATTTGTAAAGGGTAAATCAACTTGGGGGACTATTCAAATGACTTTATTTGATCCAATCACTCCTTCAGGAGCTCAAGCCGTAATGGAATGGGTACGTTTACACCACGAATCTGTAACAGGTAGAGATGGATATAGTGATTTCTACAAAAAAGACCTTACATTAGATGTATTAGGACCAGTAGGAGACATCGTATCTGAATGGATTATTAAAGGAGCAATTATCACAGAAGCCAATTTTGGTGATTATAACTGGGATACAGAAAACGCTGCTCAAGAACTTACAGTAACAGTTCAACCTGATTATTGTATCTTAAACTTCTAAGAAACTTATCCCCGCTTTTTTTCAAAAATTGCTTGGCTTCGGCCAAGCTTTTTTTTATGTTCATATGTATAATAAAACAACCGTTATTAATTAAATAAAGATTATGGCCGAATTTAAGTTCCCTACTGAAGAAGTAGAATTGCCTTCAAGAGGATTATTATATCCTAAAGAGTCTCCTTTATCAAAAGGTAAAGTAGAAATCAAATACATGACTGCTAAGGAAGAAGATATTTTAACTAACCAATCCTATATTCAAAATGGTACTGTGTTAGATAAATTATTACAATCTTTAATTGTAAATAAAGATATTAGTACTGATGATTTATTTGTAGGAGATAAAAATGCTTTATATATCGCTGCTCGTATTTTAGGATATGGTAAAGAATATAATGTTAGAATAGCAGGTAAAGATCAAACAATTGATTTAACTACTTTAGAACCTAAAGAAATTGACTTTTCTATATTAGAAAATGGAAAAAATGAATTTAGCTATGTATTAGAAAATACAGGTACAGTTTTAACTTTTAAATTACTTAATGGTAAAGATGAAAAAGCCATTGATAGAGAAGTAGCTGGATTAAAAAAATTAAATCCTTTAACTTCTAGTGAATTAACTACTCGTCTAAAACACATGATTACCTCAGTTGATGGTAATGAAGAAAAAAAAGATATTAGAGATTTTGTAGATAACTACTTTCTAGCAAAAGATGCTAGAGCTTTTAGAGAGTATGTTAGAAATATTCAACCTGATATCAACATGAATGTTATTTTGGATAGTGGTGAGGAGGCTACTTTGCCTATTGGGCTTAACTTTTTTTGGCCTGACGCCTAATTCCGCTCCCGAGTTCCGAAAATCTTTATTTTCACAAATCCATAGTATAGTATTCCATGGAAAAGGTGGATATGATTTTGGTACTATATACAATATGCCCATTTGGTTGCGTAAATTTACCTTATTTGAAATGAATAATTTCTATACCGACCAAAATGAACAAAGAGAAAAATCCAATAAAGGTAATAAAAATGCTACCAATATGGTTAATTCCGATGGTACAGTTAATACCCCTGCTTTTTTAGCTGCCTCTAAGCAATACAAAGGTAAAACAGATTATAAGTAATAATATTTATAATAAAATATTTACATGGCTTTAGATCCTCAAAAAGACTTAAAAACAATACAGCAACTTAATGCTGAAATTGATTCTCTTTATAAAAGATTAGGGAGGCAAGATACTCCTCCTATCTTTGATGCTGCTAAAATAGGATCTGCTCGAAGAGAGATTAAAAAATTAAATGAGGATTTAGATGATGTAAATAATTCACTTACCTTTATTTCTAAATCTTTTAGAGACAGTATAGCAGAACTATCTAAACAAAACACCGAATTAGGATTTGCTAAGAAATCTCTTAGAAGTATTGAATCCATTGCTCGTAATATAGCTTATGAAAATTCACAAGGATTATTAATAAGCGATAAAACCCTAAATTCTTTAGAAAAAAAAGCAAAAATAGAATACCAAAGTTTGCAAATTGCTATAGATAGCGGTAGAATAAAAGGAAAAGAATTAAAAGAATTTAAAGATAACCTTGCAACTCAAGAGGAATTTTTAAAAACAATGGAAAAAATCCGTAACCAAACTAAAATGGTTAAGGATGATTTAGGTACTAAAACATTTGCATTTTTTGATGATTTAACCTCTAAAATACCAGGCTTAGCGGCATTATCAGAACCGTTTAAAGCTGCAAGAGAAGAAGCAGAAAGAGCAGGTAAAGCTAATGTTAACTTATTTGGGCAAGCAAAACCACTACAGAAAAAACAACTTGAAGCTTTAGAAAAAGCTGCTAAAACCGGTAAAGGTCTTACACAAGATAAAGTTAAAGAATTAGGATTAGAAAAATTATTAACTTCTCAATCTGGAAAAACTTTATCAGGTAAAGTTGCATCACAAAAAGCAGGTAAATTATTAGGAAGTGCTGCCTCTGCAGCAGGTCAAAGTGCTGTATCTCCTCTAATGGCTGGTTTAAAATCTATAGGCCCCGCAATATCGGGTATGCTTAAAAAAGTATTAGGCCCTATTGGTTTACTTATGGAGTTATTTGAAGCAATTAAAGCATCAGATGCAGCTGTAGCTGATATGGCTAAGAATTTCGGTATGACTTATAATGAGGCCAGAGATTTAAAATCTGAAATGACCTCTGTTGCTACTTCTTCAGGTGATATTTTTGTTACTTCAAAAGGTGTTTTAGAAACTTTTACTGCTATTAATGGTGCTTTAGGTACTAATGCTATGTTAAGTGATGAAATGTCTATTTCTTTTACTAAATTAAGAGAAAAAGCTGGTTTTACTAATGAAGAATTACAAGGTATAGCTAGAATTCAATTAGGTACTAAAAATACTACTGAAGATATTACAGGTCAATTTTTAGCTCAAGCAAAAGTTTCATCACTTAAAAATGGTGTTATAATGAATGAGCAAAAAATGCTTAAAGAAATAGGAAAAGTTTCCGCTGCAACTACTTTATCATTAGGTAAAAACCCAGGATTAATAGGACAAGCAGTAGCTACAGCAAAATCTTTAGGTATGGAATTATCTCAAGTAGATGCTATAGCTGGAAGTTTACTTGATTTTGAATCATCTATTGAAAATGAATTATCAGCTGAATTATTATTAAATAAAGATCTTAATTTAGAAAAAGCTAGACAAGCAGCTTTAAATAATGATTTAGCTACAGTTGCTGAAGAAATAGCAAATCAAGTAGGTTCATCTGCTGAATTTGCTGAAATGAATAGAATCCAACAAGAAGCATTAGCTAAATCTGTTGGTATGTCTAGAGAAGATTTAGCCGAAACTTTAATACTTCAAGATCAATTAAAAGGATTAACTGCTGAACAAGCTGCTGAAGAGACTAAAAAATTTGAACAATTAAAAGGTCAAGTAGGAGAACAAGAAGCAATGAGAATTCTTCAAGAACAAGGAGTTGAAGGTTTAGATAAACAAGTTGGGATGGCTGATAAGCTAAATGCCCAAATGGAAAAATTAAAAGAAATTTTTGTTATCGTAGGTGAAGCTTTAATGCCTATTTTAGATATATTTGTTAGTATTTTTGATGTTATAGGTCCTATAATGAAATTATTAGACCCTATGATACAAACTGTATTAGTAGGTGTTGCTGCTATAACAGATTTAGTTAAAGGTATTATGTATGTACTTTCTCTAGGTAACATGGAATTTGGAGAAAGCGCTACCAAAAAACAAATTCAAAAAGCAGAAGCTTCATCCCAGAAAAACTACGGAGTTAGTGGAGATGCTTTTGGAGAAGATAAAAGTATTAGAAACCGTGCAGAAATGGCTTCAGGTGGTATAGTAACAGGACCAACTAATGCACTTGTAGGTGAAGCAGGACCAGAAGCAGTTATACCATTATCGAGTAATTCACCACAAATTAAAGTAGACAACTCAGAAACAAATGCATTATTAAAACAATTAATTAGAAAAACACCTGAAATGGCTCCTTTAGGGTTGTATGAGGTACAATAATTTAATATTTATAATAAAAACAATATATTATGGGCTTATTAAACAAATTAACAACAGGACAATCGCAATTAACTGCGTTAAATGGTACAACTCCGGTTACACCAAATTTCCAACAATCAACATTACATAAAGATTATTCTACTATTGGTGTTCCAACTTCTATTCAAGTTTTACCTCCAAACGGAATACTACCTTCTCCATCTCAATTAGATAGACAAGGAGAACCAGTAAAATATTTGAATAACCTACCTGGATAATTAAAATATGCCATTAGTAAGTATGACAACCAACCTTAAATCCTTAAGGTTTGGTAATGACAGAGTTGGAGGTGGAAACAGCAACCAGCCTTACATAGTAACTCCTATACCAGAAAAATTCTCAGATATTGGAAGAACTGGTGGGCCGGATTTTCTATTGCGAGGTGGTACTCTTTTACCAAGAGTAATTGTTCAAGATACTTCTAGGCTATTTAAAATGTTTTTCGATTTTAGATCACCTTCTGGTCCTCTATTTATTGCAAAACAAAATGTATTATCCTTAACTAATGTTAATTCCGGTACGGGTTATATATCATATGATGCATATAATGGTGCTAAAACTGGTAATTTACTACAACGTACTCTTTCTTCTATAGGTAATTTTATAAGTAGTATAATACCATTAAATCAAGGTATTTACACACCCCTATCTACTTTAGGTCAGGCAGCCGGTAATAGTCTTGGTATTCACTTAAATAAACAAGGAATTAATCCATTTAGAGGAACCACTAAAGGTTCAACTGATGGTAATACTCCATTAGGTTTACCCACTTATTTAAATATTATTGCAACACCTGAAAACCAGGGAAAAAAAAGTAGATTATTAGGGCTTACTGATAAAATAAATATTAAACAAACAGATACTGTATTATACAAATATAGTGGGGGTCCTGGAGCTTATTTAGGAGTAGGTAGAACTACTATAAATATGATTAATGATCAAAGAACAGGTATAAATAATATTTACAATACTCAACTACCTTATATTAGTACTTGGGGTAAAAATTTTACATTTGATACTAGACAAATAACTGTAGGCGGTGAAGATCCAACAGCATCTCCTCAAACAGTAACCAATACCAGAATTAAATATGTTGGTAGTTCTTATAGTGTGGGTCAAGGTAAATATTCAAACCCTACTGGAGAAGCATATATTCCCTCTCAAACTACTCCGGCAGCTGACTATAATTTACAATTAGCATATGGTGCTTCTATTAAATATTTTTCAACTCTACCACAAAACGCATATAATGATTCAAATTTTAATAATAATTGGTTAAATGTATCTGGTGTTGTAGCTCCATTATCTCCTAGTGTTTATAAACCTGGAGCAGGTTTAAAAACTAATGTTGATGGAGGTAAATTAAATAGTGGTGCTGGAAATTTTGTTCCACCTCAAGTTTTTACTCAAACTCAAATTAATAATTTTGATCCTGCTAGTAAAACTGATTTATCTTGGAAACCAAGTTTTACTAAAGAAATTGCTGAATTTGGATCACCATACATACCTAATACATTAGATTATGTAACCCAAAATATTGAAGATAGAGTTAAATTAGGAAACCCAGGCAAAAGAGGAAATTTAACTAGTTATGTTGTAGGTAAAATATCATCAAATTTAAGTGTGAGTCAAGGTGAAGATGCTATTAGAGCTAATAGTGGATATAAAAATGCAGCCGATTGGGTTACTGCCTTTCCTTTATATCAAACACTAGGTTTACCCCCAGCAGAAACTAATGATTTAGTTAAATTTAGAATTGGAGTTATAGATAATAAAAATCCAAAAAAGAAAACATATATTCATTTTAGAGCTTTTATAGATAGTTTTTCAGATCAATATTCATCTGATTGGAACTCTCAAAAATTTATGGGTAGAGGTGAAAGTTTTTATAAATATAATGGGTTTGATAGAACAATTTCATTATCTTGGACTGTAGCCGCTCAATCGAAACAGGAATTAATACCAATGCATCAAAAATTAAATTATCTAGCATCAGTATGTGCTCCTGATTACTCAGATGCGGGATACATGAGAGGTAATTTAATATCATTAACCGTAGGTGGTTATTGTTATGAACAAGTAGGTATTATGAAAGGTATTACATTAGATGTACCTGGAGAATCACCATGGGAAATTGGAATATCTGATGGATTTATTACAGGATCAAATAACGCCAACCTTTCATCAGATCCTAGTGTTAAAGAATTACCAATGATAATTAAAGTATCCGGATTTACATTTGTACCTATTCATAAATTTGTTCCAAGAATACAACAAAATGCTTTTTACAATGGAGGTGATTCAGATGCTACTAATTTTATAACAAGTTATGGTAAAGAACATTATATAGGTTTAGCAGCTGCCGGGGTTAATAATTATGATGGAGGAACAGTAAAAGGTGCAACTAATGGAAATTTAAATTATATACCACCACCACCAATTAGATTTGCTGCTCCTATTTTAGGTTTAAATGCCCCACAATTTCCACCATCAATAACAGGATAAAAAAATGGGAAGATATAGTCCAATAAAACAAGTTAATAGAACAAGACAAAACGTTACATCTGGAGTGAGAATGTATATGGGTAACAAATACCCACAAGTTCCTCTAACTCAAGAAGATACTTATGTATGTGCCTCAGAAGGAGATAGATTTGATACTATAGCTCAACAATACTATGGTGATTCTTCAATGTGGTGGATTATATCAATAGCAAATGAATCATTAAAACAAAATTCATATTATTTACCATTAGGAATCCAAATTAGAATCCCAGCTAATGTAGCTTCTATAATAGCGGATTACAATAAATTAAATAATAGAAGTAATAGGTTATGAGCGTAATAGGAGAAAAATTTAAAAAATATGTTCAATCCCAAATTGCCGTAAGACAAAGAACACATGGTAAGGGGTATGCACCTAATTCATTTAGAACTAATGCAGAAATTGAAGTATTAAATAACCAAAATGCCTGGTTAAAACTTTCATCTTCAGTTAGAATAGTAGGAAATGAAGCAGCTAGTGGAAGTAGTTCTACAGATTCTGTTCCTATAAGTGCAGGGATTCAAAGATTAATAGATATAGGATTAACTAATACCTCTAATTTTACTGGAAACAAATTAGCTAGACAAGCAGTATTATTTAATACTTTATCAGAAGTAGTCCCTACAACTTATAGCAAGGGTAAAGTTGCAAATGCGGGTACTCATAATTTTAGATCAGGAGTAGCCACTTCAGGTAATGTGTGGAATATGAATTCTTATGGTTTAGGAGGTAATAGTTTTGGTTTATCTCCTGCTCCAGGTTTAATATCAGCTAAAATTGATTGTAAAAATCGAGGTTCTATTCGTAGTGCTACAGTTGAAATAAAATGTTATAATAAATTTCAATTTGAATTACTAGAATTATTATACATTAGATTAGGATACTCTATGTTGTTAGAGTGGGGTTGGGATAAATATATAAATGGCGGTAATCAATTATCACAAGTTGGAAATACTTTATGTGAAGATGTATGGTTTCAAGATTTACCTACTAATACTTTTAGAAATGTTATTGATACTATAGAAAAATATAGACAAAAATATGAAGGTAACTATGATGGGTTTTTAGGTAAAGTAACTAACTTTAACTGGAAATTTGGTGCTGATGGTACCTTTGATATAACTCTTAATTTAATAACTATTGGAGACGTTATTGAATCTTTAAAGGTAAATTTACCTCAAAAAATGAAAAGTGTTGCTGATATTCAACAAATTTCTCTAACTTCTCCATATACTACTAATTTATTAGATACTTCAATTGTTCAAAATGCTGGTTCTTCAACCTTAGCATATAGATTATATTCTGATATAGTAGAAACTGATCAAGAAAAATGGACAGGAGGAGGTGGTTATTTAGGTTTATTTACTTTATTAAAACAAACAGAAGAATCATTAGTAAATAATATACAATCAGGTGAAGGAAAAGAAGGTAAAGGAGTAAATATAGATAAATATAATTATTTTTTAACCTTTGGTCAATTATTAAATTATATTACTGAATATGTTATTCCTTCTGTTCAAGGTAATAAAATGATTAAAATAGATACTAATTCAACTGAAAATATATGTTCTATATTTCCAATGCAAGTATCTTTAGATCCCAGAGTATGTTTTATTAAACCTTTTTATCTACCAGAATTATCAGCAAACCAAACAAGTGAAGCTGCTGGAAAAACAACTTATATTAAAAATTGGTATGGTTGGAATTTATCTGCTGTAGATTTTGGTATAACTGATACCAAAGGAGTAATGTATGGTCAGATTATGAACGTATATTTAAATTATAATTTTGTTTCTGATTGTTTAAAAGATACTACTTCTAATGATGAAGTATTTTTATTTAAATTTTTATCTAAAATTTGTAGTGGTATTAATAGTTCATTAGGAGGTTTAACTCAATTAGAACCTATATTAGAAGATGATAATATCTTAAAAATTATAGATCAAAATCCTATACCTGGTATAGCAAATTCTGCTACATTTGGAAGCAGATTTAAGGGGCAAATCACTCCATTTGAAATTTTTGGTTACAACACAGCCAACATAGCAAATAGTGGATCAGTTACATCTAATTTTGTACGTGATTTTGGTTTTGTAACTAAAATAGATCCAAGTTTAGCTTCAATGATAACCATTGGTGCTACAAAAGAAGGAACTAAATCCAAAAATTATGATGGTACCGCTTTTTCTAAATGGAATGAAGGTTTAGAAGATGCTTATGCTATGAAGTATGACGATCCTAATTCATATGTTGAGACAAATATAGAAGATAGTAAAGGTTTATATGCCCCTCTTACTAATGAAAATATTAATGCGATGGAGACATATTTTAATAGTCTCCCTGAAGATGATGGCTATTCTTTCTGGTTTGATCCTGATGGATACCAAGAATGGTCCGATGCCGGAGGAAAAAGACTTTACTCAACTCGTGATATAGTTAAATGTCCTGTTACAGGAGAAAGTTTTGGCACATCTACTTGGAAAGAATATTTTGCCGATGTTATGGAATTTTTTCTATCTCAACAAAAAGAAGAACCTAAAAAAGAAGAAATTGCTACTAATTACATTCAATGGTTAGCAGTTGCTTTTCAGGGAGTAATAAACGGTACAGCTTATACTGATCCTAATTATTTTCAATTAAGTGAAGATTTTATTAATTTAGGAAAACAATTATGGAAATCTTATAAAACTGCTTATGATAATTTAGAATACGAAACAAACCAAAATCCCTCAAATGTTATAGGTTTTATTCCTATAGATGCTAATATTAAAATTGATGGTTTATCTGGAATTAGAATTTATCAAGAATTAACAGTACAACAAGGTGTATTACCTCCTGCTTATCCAAAAGCAGTAAAATTTTTAATAACTAAAGTAAATCATGAAATTTCTGATAATGATTGGTCAACCTCTTTAGGTACAGTTTCAACCCCAGTTACTAAAGAAAGTAAAATACCATTAAACAATATAGTTTCTGATATAATTATAAACAACCCAGATTTAGGTGATACTGGTGAAACTAAAGTAACTGTTATAACCTCAGAAGAAAAGAAAAATAATATTAGAATAATAGCAAAATATCTTAAATCTATAGGAGTTACTAGAGAAGGAGCTATTGGATTTATAGGTAATGTTTTAGGTGAATCTGGTGCTAATCCTCAAGCATATGAAAGAAGTAGTGCAATAGGTGGAAAAGGTGGAGTTGGAATAGTACAATGGACGGCTGCCAGAAGAAGAGCATTAGAAACATTTTCGGGTAAGGATAAAAGTAAAGTAGAAGATATTAATAATCAATTAACATTCCTAGGAAAAGAATTATCAGCTAGTTATAGTGGTGTATTAAAAAATTTAAAATCAAGTAAAAGTATAGCAGATAGCACAGCTTATGTTTTAGAAAAATTTGAAGTACCCGCAACATATCTAAACCGAGGAACCAACCCAAAGGCTTATGCAGCTACTAAACAAAAACGAATAAATTATGCATTATCCGCTGAAGCAGTTGTTAATGAAGTATATAATAAATAAAATATCATGTATTACCCTCTATCACAAATAAATCCTAATCTTTATACTAATGGAGATGAATTTGTGTATCTTGATCCAAGTAAAAATAATCAACCCTATACAGGAAATTATTTTGCAACTTCTAATGGTAAATTTTTTACAGGTAAAACCCCACAAGATGTTCCTACTAATGAATTAGTACGTATTGTAGAAACATCAACTAATGAATCTATAGTAGATATTATTGGGGATTATCCCTTTGGTATTAATCCATCAACAATTGGGTATTCACCTTCAAAATTACTCTCTCAGGTATCTAAGGAATCTCCTAGAATATCAATTCCATTTCCAACTCAAGCAGATTATGCTACTGGAGAATTTTTAAGATATTTTTTAAAAAGAAGAACAAATTATACTTATTTAGAGGTAGATCAATTAACATATGAAAATATAAAAAATCAAAATCCAAAAAGTCAATATCAATTATATGAAGGAAAATCTATAACATGGATATTAACTGGTAAATTATTAGAAGTTTATAAAATTAATTACAATATTACTGAATTGGTTGAAAAACGAGATGGATGGTTAGGTTTTTCTAGATTTTTTAAAAATAACTTTACTAAATACTTTTCATTCGAAGCATCATCCCCTGTATTTTTATACACTAAAGGAAGTGAATTAAAACTTGAATCAACAGGCGAGGATTATGTAGGATATTACAATATATCTTCTATTGGTAGAATAATAGCAGGTAAGTCTGCTACTAGAACAACTCAAGAATATCTAATTCCATATAAAGGTGGTGAAAAAATTAACCAATCAAGATCTATTGCTACTCTTGATAATGAAGTAGGCACATCAAGAAGACAAAATATACCTTTTACTCCAAGATAATTGGTTTATTCAAAATAAGTTCGTATATTGATCCAAAAAGGTTATATGTATTGGCTTATAGAAAACGAGGAACAATTAGGGTTTTTAATAAATAGTGGTTATAAAGAAGCATTTGTTGAAGTAATCCCATTTAATGATAACATACACCCGGTATTAAACGACGTAAGTTTGGTGTATATTAGACCAATTTACGCATCTAAAGGTTATATGGTGGGCGTTATGCATAGCGAAACTTTAAATGAGTTAAACACGTGTGTTACCGAACTACTAAAGAATTTTGATATACTATATTGTCGAGATAAAAAGGAAATATTACATTATTTTCAACTAAATTCTTTCTTTGACATCACCCCACCCCCTACTCCGTATATACGACCTACCACACAAACACACGAATTATTCTATAGACAACATGGTGATAATCCGGATATAAATTTAATTATACCGATTGTTAAACACTATGAATTGTGTGAAAATATTTTTGAAGATCTAAAAGCGAATATAAACAAACCAAAAACAAGTTATGATGAATTCTTTAACAGTAAAACCTCAATGGTGTTCAACGCCATCGAGAGAAATGGAATACGTGTACACATTCCTACCTTCCAAGAGTATTTCCACCCCATTGATAGTGAATACACTTACACTCAGTACAACCTCAAAACTACCACAACAAGACCTTCAAACAAATTTAAAAACGTAAATTATGCAGCACTCAACAAAGAAAATGGATGTAGGAAAAGCTTTATACCGCGTAATGGAAGGTTTGTGGAAATTGATATTTCTGCTTACCATCCTAGCTTGGCTGCTCGCCTCATTGGTTATAATTTTACCACTAGCGATATTCACGCTCATTTCGCTACCCTTTATAATGTTGATTACCAAAAATCGAAAGAACTTACTTTTAAACAGCTATATGGAGGTGTATTTGAGAATTATAAACATCTGGAATTCTTTCAAAAAGTAGAAAAGTATGTTAAAGAAAACTGGAAATTATTTGAGAATGAAGGATACATAAAGTGTCCGGTATCGAATTTTGTATATACGAAGGAAGGGTTAGGGGATATGAATCCGCAAAAACTGTTTAATTATGTGCTACAAAATTTGGAGACGTCAATGAACGTTCGTATATTATGGGATATGATAAGGATATTGAGGGGGAAAAAGACAAAGCTAGTCTTATATACTTATGATTCATTTTTATTAGATATAGAGGAAGATGAGATAGAAGTTTTAGAGGAAATTAGAACTGTATTCAAAAATTATAAATTTAACATTAAAGAAAAAACAGGTTATGATTACAGTTTTGCAGAATGATTTTAATACGTATAACACGAATTACGATGTTATAACAGATATTAAAATACTAGGAGATTTGAACAATAAATTATTTTGTACGTTTACCGATTTAGAAGGATTGGACGCACTAATAGAAGATATAAAAATAAAATACGACATTATATACAATAAACTTTTTGTCTTAGAGATTATAGGCAAAGATGAATATGTTGTTACCTACAATGTCGATCAGACAAACTTAAATTCTATACCAGAAAATACTATTTTGGTTCATAGAAAAAAGGAATCTAACACTTTATACACAATTAATGCCCTTAACGAATTGATTAAGAAATTAAATGGTGGTGTGGTAGATCCGAAATTTCAAATAGATTGGAACCATTACAGAAATTGTGTATTGTTAACTCAACACAATGAATTGAACCAATTAAATACAAAGATTTATAAGATAATCGAAGTATAATTTGGTTCCCCAAAGATTTCTTCGTATATTTAGTTACATTTAAACAGTTATAATTATGGATTTATCATTATTGAAAGCGAGACTAGATGGACTCCAATCAAAACCATCTGCGGGAGGTAACAAAACCGACTATTCAACTATCTTTTGGAACCCAAAAGTAGGTAAACATCAAATTAGAATCGTACCATCAGCGTTTGATTCTAAAAACCCATTTAAAGAATTAAAATTTTATTATGGTATTACCAATAAGGTAATGATTTCACCATCAAATTTTAATGAAAAAGACCCAATTGCTTTATTTGCTTCTAAACTTAGAGAAGAGTATAATAAAGAAAATTTCGTACTTGCTAAAAAATTAGACCCTAAAAACCGTGTTTTCGCACCTGTAGTTGTACGTGGTGAAGAAGATAAAGGTGTTCGTTTATGGCAATTTGGAAAACAAGTATATGAAGAACTACTTGCACTTGCAGTAGATGATGAAATTGGAGATTACACTGACATAGTTTCAGGACGTGATCTTACAGTTGAAACTGTTGGACCAGAGTCTACAGGTACTCCTTATAATAAATCTTCTATTCGTGTTAGATTAAAATCAACACCACTTAGTGAAAATAAAGATGAGGCACAAGCTTGGTTAGATAACCAACCAAACCCGGTTGAATTATTTAAACGTTACACGTTTGATGAAATGAAATCAGCATTAGAAAAATGGTTATCACCAGAGGATGCAGCTGAAGAAGGAGATATTATTTCTGAACCAGCAGTCGCGTTTGATGAACCTAAATCAAACTTCGCTTTAGATACTTCTGCACCTAAAGTAAAACAGAACAAAGTAGATCAATTTGATTCTTTATTTGATGAAGATAAAAAAGAAGATTTTGACGATTTACCGTTCTAATTATGGCAAGAAGTGTAAAAAAATCTCTCTCGGCGGCAGTGTCCGCCGAGATTAAAAGCAAATTTGACTTAAATAATTTTAAAACCAAAAAAGGTTTAGATAAAAACGTCAAATTTAAAGATCAACAATGGATTCCATTATCACCAGCGTTTCAAGAAGTTACTTCTATTCCTGGTATTCCTATGGGACACATTGTGATGCTTAGAGGACATTCAGATACGGGTAAAACCACAGCAATGATCGAAGCAGCTGTATCGGCACAAACCAATGGAATTTTACCAGTATTCATTATTACTGAGATGAAATGGAATTGGGAACATGCAGTACAGATGGGTTTAGAAATTAATATTACTAAAGATCCTGCTACTGGAGAGGTTATTGATTATGAAGGTAATTTTATTTACGTAGATAGAGAAACACTTAATTCTATTGAGGACGTAGCTGCGTTTATGTTAGATTTAATGGATGAGCAGAAAAAAGGTAATTTACCTTATGATTTATTATTCTTATGGGATAGTATTGGTTCAATTCCTTGTGATTTATCAATTCGTTCAAATAAAAATAATAATGAATGGAATGCAGGTGCTATGTCAACCCAATTTGGAAATAGCGTTAATCAAAAAATTGTAATGACTCGTAAAGAATCATCACCTTATACTAACACATTAGTAGTGGTTAATAAAGTTTGGACATTAAAACCTGAAGGTCCTATGGGACAACCAAAATTAATGAACAAAGGTGGGTATGCTATGTGGTACGATTCAACTTTTGTAGTTACATTCGGAAATGTTATGTCTGCTGGTACATCTAAAATTAAAGCAATTAAAGATGGTAAACAAGTAGAATTTGCAAAACGTACTAATCTACAAATTGATAAGAATCACGTTAATGGTGTTACAACTAGAGGTAAAATTATTATGACACCTCATGGGTTTATTAATGATGATGAAAAAGAACTTAAAGCCTACAAAAACCAGTACGCTGGTGAGTGGAGTAAAATATTAGGAGGAACTGATTTCCAAGTAGTTGAAGAAGGTGAAGAAGTAATGAATACTTCTTACTTCGATCAAGAACCAGAATAAATTTATGAAACACAAAGAACTATTTAGTCTCCTGAATGATATTCAGGAAGACCAGGATATCCCTACCCTAAAAAAACATGACAGGGTTTTATTAATAGATGGTTTAAATCTATTTTTTAGAAATTTTGCTATGATGAATATGGTAAACCCTGATGGAATACACGTTGGTGGTTTAGGGGGATTTTTCCGTTCTTTAGGTGCCATGATTAGACAAATGAATCCAACTTCTGTTTATGTAGTATTCGATGGGGCAGGTTCTACGACAAATCGTAAGAACCTACTCTCCGAGTACAAAGGAGGAAGAAATTTGCAAAGAATTACTAATTGGGAAGCATTTGAAAGCTTAGAAGAAGAACACGATTCTAAAATCGACCAAATAGTACGAGTTATACAGTATCTTAAGTTATTACCTGTAAAAACTACCTTGCTTGACAAGGTGGAAGCAGATGATATTATTGCTGTGTTAGCTGAGAAACTTGTTGAAAAATATAATTCAACAGTTTTTATTCTTTCATCAGATAAAGATTTTGTCCAATTGGTTACTGATAAGATTATATTATACAGACCTATGGATAAGGTTTACTTTACTCCTAAAGTGGTAGAAGAAAAGTTTGGTGTATTAACTAAAAACTTTATTTTATACAAAACACTATTAGGTGATAGTTCTGATAATATTCAAGGAATTAAAGGATTAGGTGAGAAAGGATTATTTAAAAGGTTTCCTGAGTTAAGAACTCAAGAATTAACCTTAGATGATATCTTTGATATATCTGCTAGGAAATATAAAGAACATTTAGTATATTCGCGTATCGTTCAAGATGAAGCTAGAATAAGAAACAATTATAAAGTCATGGATTTAAGTAATCCAATGATAGATAAAAATGAGATTAAATATCTTGAGAGTTTAATAGAAGAGGATTTCCCTGAGCTTAATTCTGAGTTATTTGTTCAATGTTATCATGAAGACAAATTAGGAGGAATTATTAGGAATGTGGAATCATGGGTAGAGGATAATTTTTCACAATTTAAAGGTTATAAATAAATGACATTAAAATGTATTCAATCATATGGACATGAGTTCCAAATAAAAGTAATTTCATCACTGTTAACACACAAAGAATTTTTAGTTAACATTCATGATATTATTTCAGATGAGTATTTTGAAAATCCTGCTGTTAAGTGGTGTATAAAAGAAATACTTAACTATTACGACAAATACCACACAACACCTTCTCTTGAAGTGTTAAAGGTTGAATTACAAAAAGTAGATAATGAAGTATTACAAATCTCCATTAAAGAACAATTAAAACAAGCTTATGTTTCATCTGATGAAGATTTAGAATATGTTCAAGAAGAATTTACTAATTTTTGTAAAAATCAACAATTAAAAAAAGCATTAATGTCCTCTGTAGATTTATTAAAAGCAGGGGATTTTGATGGTATTCGTTTTATTGTTGATAATGCTTTAAAAGCAGGACAAGATAAAAATTTAGGACATGAATATGTTAAAGATATTGAAGAAAGATATAGAGAAAATTCAAGAGAAGTTATACCAACTCCTTGGGACCGTATTAACAATATTTTACAAGGTGGACTTGGAAATGGCGACTTTGGTCTTATATTTGGTAATCCAGGAGGTGGTAAATCTTGGTCACTAGTTGCCTTAGGAGGACATGCTGTAAGATTAGGATATAATGTTTTACACTATACTCTAGAGTTAGGAGAAGATTATGTTGGTAAAAGATATGACGCTTATTTTACTAAAATACCAGTAGATAAAATAGATTCTTTTCGTAATAAGGTTGAAGAAACCATTCCTCAATTACCAGGTAAGTTGATTATCAAAGAATATCCAACAGGAAGGGCATCAGTTTCAACTATCGAATCACATATTGCAAAATGCACAAGCATGGGAGTAAAACCGGATATGGTTATTATTGACTATGTAGATTTACTTTCATCAAGAAAAACTAATCGCGAGCGTAAGGATGAAATTGATGATATTTATACTAGCACTAAAGGATTAGCTAGACAATTAAACATACCTGTTTGGTCTGTTTCGCAAGTTAATCGTGCAGGTGCTAAGGATAATATTATTGAAGGGGACAAGGCTGCAGGGTCGTATGATAAAATTATGATTACTGATTTTTGTATGTCTCTTTCACGTAAAAAAGAAGATAAAGTAAATAACACAGGTAGATTTCACGTTATGAAAAATAGATATGGTATGGATGGTATTACATTTTCATTAGAAGCAGATACATCTACAGGTCATATTTCAGTAAATGATGTCTACGAGGATGATGGTGGAGATGAACATATGGCACCTAAAACTCAATCCAATAAGTTTGATACCGATGTTGACACTTTCGATAAGCAATTGTTACGCCAGAAATTTTTTGAACTAAACCCTTAATTTTTAAAAAAAACAACATTACATGGCAAAGAAGTCTCTATTGCAGGAAAGAATCGTTTATAAACCATTTGAATATACCGAAGCACACGACTATTGGTTAAAACAACAACAGGCTCACTGGTTACATACTGAAGTACCAATGATGTCTGATGTAAATGATTGGAAACAAAACTTAACAAAAACAGAAAAAAATATTGTAGGTTCTATATTAAAAGGGTTCGCACAGACTGAAACTGTAGTAAATGATTATTGGACAAATTTAGTAACTCAATGGTTTAGAAAACCAGAGATTATCAAAATGGCAGTTACATTTGGTGCCTTTGAGACAATTCACGCTGAAGCTTATTCTTTATTAAATGAAGAATTAGGTCTTGATGATTTTAGTGAATTTCTTGAAGATGAAGCCACAATGGCTAAGATTCAAGGTCTAATGGATGTTAGAGATTCACACACTGGTGAAGTAGATTGGCATAAAAGAGCTAAATCATTAGCAATATTTTCAGCGTTTACTGAAGGGGTTAATTTATTTTCTTCATTTGCAATTTTACTTTCTTTTAAATTACAAAACAAACTCAAAGGAGTAGGTCAGATAGTAGAGTGGAGTATTAGAGATGAATCATTACATTCCGAAGCAGGGTGTTGGTTATTTAGAACATTAATGGAAGAAAATCCAGATTTAAATACACCTGAATTAAAAGAAGATATCAAACAAGCAGCTTTATTATCTCTAAAATTAGAATTAGACTTTATTGATAAAGTTTATGAAATGGGAGATTTAGAAGGTTGTTCAAAATATGACTTAGTTAGCTTTATTAAATATAGAGTTAATACTAAAATGCAAGATTTAGGTTATGAGTCTATTGTAAACGGTATTGACGCTGCTTCAATTAAAAGGATGAAATGGTTTGATAGCTTATCAGCTGGTAAACAACATACAGACTTTTTTGCAAATCGAGTAACAAATTATTCAAAAGGTGTTCAAAATTGGGATGCTAATGACTTATTTTAATATATAAAATTATAAACAAAAATGGATAACAACTCCTTAATAGCGGATTATAGTAATTGGATTGCTGGTAAAGATTACCCTGAATATATGGATGAAGTTTCTTTGGCTACAATTAGCAAGGGATACTTGCTACCTGGAGAGACAGTAAGAACAGCATATAAAAGAGTATCAAATGCCGCAGCTTTTAGATTAAAAAAACCAGAATTAGCCCCTAAATTCTTTAAAATAATGTGGAATGGTTGGCTAGGTCTTGCATCACCAGTTTTATCAAATATGGGGACAGATAGAGGTTTACCTATTTCATGTTTTGGTATAGATACACCTGATTCAATACGTGGAATCGGTTTAACTAACGCGGAACTAATGAAATTAACCGCCTCTGGTGGTGGTGTAGGTATTTCATTATCTCGAATTAGACCACGTGGAACCGAAATTTCAGGAAATGGTAAATCTGAAGGAGTAGTGCCATGGGCTAAAATATATGATTCATCTATTATTGCTACAAATCAGGGTAATGTTAGAAGAGGAGCAGCTTCGGTAAATTTAGATATTAATCATGCCGATGTCGATGAATTTTTAGAAATTAGAAGACCAAAAGGTGACCCAAACAGACAATGTTTAAACTTACACCAATGTGTAGTTATTGATGATCATTTTATGCGTCGATTAGAAACACGTGATTCTGAAACATTAAATACTTGGGCTAAAGTATTAAAATCAAGAATGGAAACTGGTGAACCTTACATTATGTACAAAGATAATGTAAATAAACAAAACCCAATGGCTTACATGCTAAATAATTTAGATGTAACTATGACTAATATCTGTTCTGAAATTACATTATTTACAGATGAAGAACATTCATTTATCTGTTGTTTATCCTCTTTAAATTTAGCTAAATATGAAGAATGGAAAGATACAGATACTGTAGAGATGGCTACTTGGTTCTTAGATGGTGTAATGCAAGAATTTATTGAAAAATCTAATGGTATAGATTCATTAACTAGAACAAATGCACATGCTAGAAAAGGTAGAGCATTAGGTTTAGGAGTAATGGGTTGGCATACTTTCTTACAACAAAAAGGATTACCATTTAACTCAATTGCCTCTACAGCTCACACACATAATATTTTTAGTGATATTAGAAATAAAGCAGAAAAAGCATCTAGAGATATGGCGGTTGAATATGGGGAACCATTATGGTGTAGAGGTACAGGTATGAGAAATACTCATTTACTTGCAATTGCCCCAACAGTGTCTAATTCAGTAATTACAGGTGGTATTTCAGCTGGTATTGAACCTTTACCTGCTAACATTTATACATTTAATGGTGCTAAAGGTACTTTTATTAGAAAAAACAAAGTATTAGAAGCTTTATTAGAAAGTAAAGGTTACAACAAAGATGAATATTGGGATCAAATGTTAAGAGATAATGGTTCAGTAGTAGGGTTATCGGATAATATTTTATCACCAGATGAAAAAGAATTATTTTTAACATTCCCCGAAATCAACCAATTAGAATTAGTTAGACAAGCAGCTATCAGACAAAGATATATTGACCAAACTCAATCATTAAACTTAAGTTTTGATGTAAATGATTCACCAAAATGGATTAATCAAGTTCATATCGAAGCTTGGAAATTAGGAGTTAAAACCTTGTATTATTTAAGAACAGATTCAGTAATAAAAGGTGATTTAGGTTCTAGACAAGCAGACTGTGTGAGCTGTGATGGTTAACAAGATACCACATATTTATAACTAGATTAATAAAATAAAATGTTATGCCTCTTACTATAAGTAAGGGGCATTTCCTTTCTCACATAGTATTAACTAAAAATAATTCAAATGAATCAAGAACTAGTGTTAAACGAAATCTTAAACCACCTTAAAGAATTAAAACCAACTACAAAATCTAAACCTATAATTAAACTTTTACAAGAACTAGAAAACCAACATAAAATCCAAGAAGAAAAACTACAAGTTCAAATTAATCAACTAAAAACTGAAAACCAACGTTTAAGTCATCTATGACTTATTTAAAAATTTCCAATACGTATAAGAAAGTACTGTTACACTTAATTAGTTATTTTTTATTTAATTTAATATAAGTGTAATATGGCTTTTAAAGACATTTTTAAAAAATCCAACGACTATAATGAAAAAACAATAATTGGTTTTCTTTCATTTATGGTAATGGTAATGGCAATTATAGTAGATTTAGTAACAGGGTGGTTAGGTAAACCTTTAGAATTAAATGAATATATCTTTGATGCGTTCATGTATATTACTTTAGGATCTTTCCTACCAGATGTATTGGAAAAATTTGCATTAATAAAAAACGGTAAAAAAGAAGAATAATGAGCTTAAAAAGTTTACAAGAAAAGATCGGGGTAGCTGCAGATGGAGTATTCGGTCCTGGAACAATGAAAAAAGCAATGGAGTTTTATAAATTAACTCCTGTAAGAGCAGCACATTTCTTCGCACAAACTGCTCATGAAACAGGTGGTTTTAAAGCTTTCTCAGAAAACTTAAACTATTCAGCACAAGGTCTTCAAGGTATCTTTGGAAAATACTTTCCAGGTAACTTAGAAGAATCTTATGCTAGAAATCCTGAAAAAATCGCTAACAGAGTTTACGCATCTAGAATGGGTAACGGAGCAGAAGCTTCAGGAGATGGATTTAAATTTAGAGGAAGAGGTGCTCTTCAATTAACTGGAAAAGACAATTATAAAGCATTTTCAGATTACTTGAAAAAACCAGAAATCATGACTAATCCTGACTTAGTAGCTACAACTTATTCATTTGAATCAGCAATGTTCTTCTTTGATAAAAATAAATTGTGGTCAATATGTGATCAAGGAATCAACGATGCAGCAATATTAGCATTAACAAAAAGAATTAACGGTGGTACTCACGGGTTAGAAGACAGAAATCAAAAAACTAAAAAGTATTACGAATACGTTAAATAAGTTACTATAAGATGAAAACTTCACTATTAATTACATTATCATTGACAACAGCATGCGCCTTTATAGGTTCATATTTTATGAATCTTACAGCAGATAACATCGAACAATACCTTTCAGTAGCATTTGTAATTTTTGCAGATGGATTTTTTGGCGTGTGGGCTGGAATCAAGAGAGAAGGATTCCAAACTCGTAAAGCATTAAGTGTAATAAAAACATTTTTATTTTGGATAATAATGCTCTCAGCTATACTAACAATAGAAAAAGGATTTACGGGGACAGCTTGGTTAAGTGAAACAATTATGGCTCCATTTTTAGTATTTCAATTAATAAGCATATTAAAAAATGCTTCAATGGTTGGAGTAGTTAAAAATGAGTTACTAACTCAAATCTTAGATAAGTTAGATAAACATAAAGGACAACGAGAATAATTATAAAGATAGGTTGGATTAGTTCCAACCTTTTTTTATATTTATCAATATGACAAAATTAAAACAAAGTATATTTCCGTTTCTGATAGCATTCGCTGCTTTATCAGTATCAGCCTCAGCTGCATTTTATTCAGTTAGTGGGTTAAGTAAATTATTTGCTGGTGCTTCATTAGAAGTAATTGTAATGGCTAGTTCATTAGAATTTGCAAAATTAGTTATTGCCTCTCTTTTATATCAATATTGGGGTTCAATAAACAAAGTACTTCGAACTTATCTTTCGATAGCTACTGTAGTGTTAATTTTAATTACCTCAATGGGTATTTATGGTTTTTTATCTGCTGCTTACCAAGAAACCGCTAATAAAGCGGGTAGTGTAGACGCTCAAGTTGAATTGTTGGAAACTAAAAAACAAAACTTCATACAACAACGAGATTTATATAATACAGAAAAAACTAACTTAGTACAAGGTATTACTCAATTACAAACAGGTTTAGCAGGTAATAAAACTTCATATGTTGATAAAAAAGGTAGATTAATCCAATCAACAAATGCTGCTAATACAAAATCTTTTGATAAACAGTTAGATAAATCAAATGCTCGACAATCTGAAATTTCATCTAAATTAGATGCTATAAATGATTCTATATTTAAATTAGATACTAAAATAGTAGAAACTAAAACAAATAGCGATACTGCTGGAGAATTAGGACCCTTAAAGTATTTATCTAATCTTACTGGTACTCCTATGGATCAGATTATTAATTATTTATTATTAGTAATTATATTTGTTTTTGATCCTTTAGCTATATCTTTAGTAATTGCAGCTAACTTTGCTTTTTCTCAAGCATTCCCAAAAAAAAATTATAAAGAAAATTTATACGGGGAACAAGAGGAAATTAAATTAGAAGATATATTTAATGAAGAAAAAAAAGAAGGTTTAAAAGAATTTATTTCAAAACATAAACAAGAACAAAACATTATTGATATGATGGAAGTTGATGAAGTAGATAAATTTTATTTAAAACCTGAAAATGATGAAAGAATGAATATCATAGGACAAAATGGTAATGATGGGTTACATTATGAATCAAACGTTTTAGATACAAATAAAGATGGAGTAGTTGATGGTGAAGAAGTTAAAACTGCTCAATCACGACTTGTTCAATTATACCACTTACTTAATTCTAATATATCTTCATGGAGAAGAAGAAAAATTCAAAACGAAATTAATACACTTAACTCCGCCCTAAATGACGACGAAACAAAAACTTATTAGCCTATTATTATTATTTCCCCTATTATTATTTGGGCAATTAAGAGACAGTGTTTATGTAAAAACTGACATTTATGAAGTGATGTACTCTGAGACATTAGAACAACCACTTTGGGTAAAATATCAGGTTCAGTGTACTGGAGTAGGAGCATCTAGAAAAGGTATGGATTTTTATACTGTAAAAGATGTCAAAACCTCAGATGCAAAAGATTATGAGAAAAATGAATGGGACAAAGGTCATGTAGCACCAGCTGCTGATTTTAATTGTACTAAAGAAATGTTATATAAAACATTCTCATATTTAAATTGCACATTACAACATGAAAAACTAAACAGAGTTCATTGGAGACTTTTAGAAGACTATGAAAGATTATTAGCATACTCTGAAGGACCAGTATTTGTTGAAGTTAAAGTATTATTTGATAAAATTCCAAAACGAGTAAGTACGGGTGCAGCTATTCCAACTGCTTTTCTTAAGATAATAAAAACAAAAACTAAAACAATTAAATTTTATTTTAAAAATGAACCACCAACAAAACCAACATTTGTTGATTATCAAGTAAAATAATTTAAAAGTATATACAAAAAAATTAGGCTCCCGTAGGGAGCCTTCATACATTTACCACATAATAATTAAAACAAAAACATATGAAAAAAGTAATTCCACTTGTTGGGATAGTGCTTATGGTTGCGGGGTTGACCGAGTTACTAGATTTAACATTTTATTTAATGAACCAATCAGATACCTTTGTATTTAATTTAGGGTTGGTATCTTTAGCGTGTATTTTCATTGCATTCGGTTTTTTAGGAATGTATACGTACAAATACCTTTCTACGTTTAAAGAAGAAGAAAAAGAAGAGTAGTTATGGAAATGTTTTTTTTAATACTTGTATTAGTTATTTTAGGAGTAATAATATTAGGTACTATAATAGCTCATATTGTACTTTTAAATGATGAAGGAGGTATATTAGATGAGAAAGTATTAGAGGATTATCTAAATACTTTATCTGATAACTATGAAATATACCGCTCAGAATATACAATTAGTATAGTGCCTTTATCTCCAAGTACCTTAAGAAAACAGATAGAAGTATCATACCCCGCTACTACATTACTACTTCCTTACTATATACAAGGAGTAGGAGTAATTCCAATTTGGAGTAAATCAAAGAAGAGGATTGATGCTATGTTTGAATCATCACCTAAAGTAGATTGGAAAAGAAAAAAATTAGGATTATAATAAAAGATTTCGTATATTAAACAAATAAATAATTAATTTAAACAACAAGTTATGAACAGAATTTTAGTAGTATTAGGATTAGTAGTGTTATTAGTAGTGGGAGTTTTCTCATGTGAAAGAATTGACGCAGGTCATGTAGGTGTAAAAGTGAATCTATATGGTTCAGGTAAAGGAGTAAGTGATGTTACAGAATGTACTGGATTAGTATTTTACAATCCAATGTCAACAAAGATCTATGAATTTCCAACTTATATCCAACACAAAGAATATAAGAAATCAGATGAAGGAGATAATTCATTTATTGTAAACAGTAAGGATGGATCAGAATTTAGTGTATCACCTATTATGAATTACTCAGTACAGAGAGAAAAAGTACCAGCTATCTTTGCAAAATATAGAAGAAGCTTACCAGAAATCGAAGAAGGATTCTTAAAGACAGCTGTATACGATGCCTTTAGATTAGCAGCAAATAAATACACAGCAGATGGATTGATTTCAAATAGAGAAGTATTTGAGGTTGAAGTAAGAAGAATATTAGTATCACAATTACAGAAAGAAGGATTCATATTAAATCAATTCACATCAAATCTAATCTATCCAGATTCATTTAAGAAAGCTATTAACGCTAAGAATAATGCCGTACAATCAGCTTTAATGGCTGAGAATAAAGTTAAGCAGGCAGAAGCAGAAGCAAAAATTAAAGTAGCAACAGCAAATGGTAATGCAGAAGCTTTACTAGCAAATGCTCGTGCCGAAGCTGAATCAAATAGATTAAGACAACAAACATTAACTCCGATGTTAATCCAACAACAATGGATTGAAAAATGGAAAGGTAATGTACCAACAACACAATTAGGATCAGGTACTAGTGTATTGTACGGATTAAAATAATTTAAAAATAAATGTGCGAAAATTAGGCTCCCTAAGGGAGCCTTCGTACATTTATCAAATAAATTGAATAATCAATTAAATAATAAAGGTTATGGTAAAAATGTATAGTCCCGTCTTAACTAGACCTCAGTTAGAAAAAGAATTATCTAAATTGCGTAAATTAAATTATAATGCTTTTAGATGGTGGAGAATGTATGACGTTAAATCTCCTAAATTACATCACCGTTGTCCATTAATTGATCGTATTAAAAATGGTGATTTTGATTATTCACATTACAAATATCAAGTTGAATGGTGTGAGCACGAAATGAATGATATATGGGATCAGTGTCGTCCTGATATGCAAATGTTTGTAGAAAAAACCTCATTATTACGATCTCGTAGAAAACGATTAACCGATGATTTTAATAAAGATGAAGCTGAAAAATTAGAGGTAGTTATTAAGGCATTTGTAGAATCATTTAGTTGTACTAAAGAACAAGTTTATGAAGAAATTGATAAATGTAGTGGAACCCTAAAAGATCTTTATTATATTATAGAGAGTAAATACGGTTATCTTTTTTCAACTGTTCCAAATATGTTTAAAACATCTAGAAGAGGACGACCAGCTAAAATAAAAATATAATGAAAATATCTCACGAAGTACCTAGGTGTTTATTATCGGTATCATCTGAATTTAACGATTACGATTACTGTCTTCCTCATTTAATGGATGAAGATGAAGAATATAGACAATATTTTTACGATGCTAAGGCAAAGGGTAGATATATTGTAATGGATAATTCATTACATGAATTAGGTCATGCCTATGATCATGATCGTTTATTCTATTGGATGAATGAAATTAAACCAAATGAATTTATTGTTCCTGATGTTTGGATGGATAAAACATCAACTCTAGTTAATGCAAAATACTGGAAGCAATATAAATATCCAAAAGAAACAACAGCAGTTGCAGTAGTTCAAGCTAAATCGTATGGTGAAGCAGTTGAATGTTATACGATATTGCGTGATTTAAAGTATAGAAAAATAGCATTTTCATACGGCGCTGATTGGTATGCTGACTTAATTAATATACCGAATAAAACGCTAGCTAAAGCGATAGGACGCATATATACTATATCAAAAATGTATGAAGATAAAATTATTGCATCTAAAGATAGAGTACATTTATTAGGTTGTTCTGTACCTCAAGAATTTAGTTGGCATAGAAGTTTCCCATTTATTGAATCTATTGATACTTCAAATCCGGTAATGGCTGCTTTAGAAGGAATACGATATACTGAACAAGGTTTAACAATTAAACCTACAGCTAATATGAATACTCACTTTAACATCGATTTTAAAGATGTTAATTACGAGGATGTTATTTATAACACCACAATGTTTAGAAAAATTAATGGTTTTAAATTAAAATAGAAAGTTATGACAGAAGAAAACAATTTACCCTACATGATGAGTTTGTACGATTATTTAGGTAAAGCAGCTGGGCCCGAACTTGGGAAAGAAGTTTGTGAAGTCGCAGTTAAATTAAAAGAAACAATTCAGGAAAGAGAAGTTTCAAATCCAAAATATACTGGAAAAATAAAATTATATCGTAGAGAATTTCTTGATACTTATTTTGGAAATATAGTATATGAAGGTGAAAAAGTAGAAGATGATTTACCATTTTAAGTTATGTTAGAAACAGTTATACATTCTTTAGGGTTATGTGGTGAACCTCATTTTAAATTGCTTGATATTGCCCCCCTTTATTCGTACATTGTAGAAAATAATAGCGTTTGCCTATACGCTTCAAATACCTGGCACAAATTAAATTATAAATTATGTCTAAAAAACATGTTGTAGTATCCTTATCAGGAGGAATGGACTCAAGTACTTTATTACTTAGATGTCTAAAAGAATTTGATAGTGTAACAGCTATCTCATTTGACTATGGTCAAAAACACAGAGTAGAGCTAGAGAGAGCTCAATCATTAGTAGATTATATTAATGCTACAGCTTTACAGCAAGTAGGATTAGATGCATTAAAGCATGGAGAACATAGAACTTCTCTTGAACCAATCAATTACCGTCAAATCCAACTAAACGGACTGGTTGATTTATTAGATTCAGCTTTAGTATT